ACATAGAATTCGCTTTCACATCTCCCTGAATAGTTTGTTTTTCAACGGATTGTGAAAAGTTAGAATGTCGTTTAAACGTTGACGTAAAAAAAGATATTTCTGGTTCGCCCATAATGTATTCGTCTTGAGCACCAATTGCTATAAGTTGAACAATACCAGATGACATTTATAATAAGAAAAGGTTAAAAATATGCGTTATTTACTACCCCCCTGGAATGGTAAATTTTTTTGTTTACATATAAATCTAAAAATAAAAAAGTTATCGTCGGTACCCGATATAGTAATACCGTCTTGATTTAATAAACTAATTGTTAATCTATCTATTTTTCGTATAGGTGTCGAATATTGTTGTACGACTGGGTAATTGTCTTTGAAAATAATCTCCGAAGCTGCACCATTTCCACTAATCAAACTCCCAAACGAATTATTTACTTTTGATAAAGATGGTTGACCTTCGTACCCATAAATATTTGATGTTCGTTGTGTATAATTTGTATTGAGTTCGTTTATAGATATGTAACATACATTTGAACCCGTTGTTGTAATTTGTGCAGCGTTAAGTCTTACCTGAACGACATTTTCGAGTGTTTGCTGAAGATGTACAGTAAATGTATTTTTACTTGCTTGACCTATAGTGTCAACGGTAATCGTATGATACTCATATTCGAAATCGGGTAAAGTGGATTGACTCGTCACTAAAGCCATTTATATATACTGGAGATTTTACTTCATCTTATAGCTCGCTTGTTCGCGAACAAGTTTTTGTCCGTCACACACACCACCTTTACTGTCGGAGTAGTAGGCACTACTCAAACATTCTTCGGTCGATGGGATATCGAAGAGCGAACCCGTATTGACGGTTTCGATTTCGACCTCTTTACCCTGGTATCCGCTGGTACGTAACATTGCGAGAACACACAATACTGCGATGATGATGACGATAGCTTTGATCGTGTTTCTGTTGGTGGCGTTAAGTTTCATTTATATTGAAACAACATTTTTTATAAAGTGCGTTAAAGAGATTAGAATAGTTTCAATATAAAGAGTAATAGTAATGGACGGTGAAATTATTCTTGATCGTAAAAATACGAATGTCATGAAACTTGATGATAGTGAACAGGCCCTGATGAACGAAATTGAAATTGATGTTCCTCGACGTCAGCCTGTAAAAAAACAAATTTCTCAAATGAAAACACAGTTTACAGCGCCACAACCCCAGGTTTTCCAGGAAGATATTGACTCATTTGCGAACCCAAATAAACAAGCACAACCATCTGTACCTCCACCAGAAGCACCCGTTGATTATCACGAATACGACGATGAACCCGATATGGACTACGGAGGTGGGTATATGATGGAAGAAGAGGAAGAAAAACCATCACCCGGCTTTAAGACAATTGATGAAGAGAAAGCGGATCTTGTTAATAAACTTGGGCGATTGGAAAAAAAGGGGTTTACTGTGAACAAGCGTTTGAATGCCTATTCCCCTATAGACGAACTTAGAAACGAAGTAAAACGAATTACGTATAGTATAGATGTAGACAAATCGATTAAATTTGCGAGACGTATGCTTATTGCGTGTACGACAGGCCTTGAGTTTATGAATAAGAAGTATAACCCATTCGAGATCCAACTTGAAGGGTGGTCCGAAAACGTTATGGAAAATGTTGACGATTATGACGAAGTTTTTGAGGAGTTATACGTCAAGTATAGAACTAAAATGCACGTCGCCCCAGAAATCAAATTGATTATGATGCTTGGAGGTTCGGCGATGATGTTCCATTTGACGAATAGTATGTTCAAATCAGTCATGCCAAACATGAATGATGTGATTAAACAAAATCCAGGACTGGTTCAAAATATGATGTCTGCCGTTCAAAACACGGTTCCAAAATCACAACAACAGGGTACACCCGAAAACGGTGAGCGACACGAAATGCAAGGACCTGGGTTCGACATTTCAAGTCTCATGGGTAACATTATGATGCCACCAACACCACCCATGAACACGACGAGTATTCCAGCACAGGAACAAATTATCGTAGACGATGATGAAGATGATGATATTTCGGATATTGCTGAGGCACCAATATCAGATGACGTTGAAGGAGGGGGTGAAGGTGAATTGCGTGAAGTTAAAGTTACACAGACCAAAGCTAAACGTGGTCGAAAGAAAAAATCGGTCGAAATTAATTTGTAAAATATAGTATATGATAGGGTATTGTCCATTAGACGAAGATCCTATTGAAAGACCGAGACCTTCACGAGAAGTATCAGTCCCAGTCCAGGAGAAAGTTAAAAATTCTACTGGTAGAGGAGAAGATACGGAGTGTAATTATGTTGTTTTGTTCTTTATTGCGGGTGTTATTGCCCTCGCGATAATGGATTCACTTCCACGAAAGTAAAGTAAAAAAACTTTCTACCATTGTGACTTTTTCCAGAATGGTAAATTAGTTTAACCACAGTGATATGTACACCCTACAAAAGCTGCCTTGTATACATGATTCGCTTCATCCGTCTCCATGCCATTAGCATCGAGGTATCGGATTTTATAGGCTTTCTCTGTTTCTGTGGGATGGTCTTCCCATATAAAAATACCATTTTTATCAATTGAATTAATCATTTCTTCTCTCGATTCGTGTATCCAAACATAATTTTCTATTTCATAGATTAATGGATCTTCTATAGTTTTTTCTTCATAAATTAATTGGTAATATTTATCATTACCATCAGCGTTTGTTTTTATTCTCCTTTGTGTATCCGGTAATACATTGTATTCTTCTTGTGATATTACCTTTATTTTGTATTTTATCCAGTATTCTACATTTCCCAGTTCCTTTTTAATTTGTTTCACTGGTTGAATTTTTGGATTAAAATCGCAATCCATCGTTATTTTAGCAACCGTATAGTTAGCGAGGAACTCAGAGTCCTGCTTCTGACCATAGCCAACTATATTGGATGTCGTGATATAATCCCCTGATTCGAGGGAACCATTGATATTGGTCACCCAAATGGCACCTTCACCTACGGAGTTGATAAAAGTACGCGTATCACCCCTTTCTTTAGGAATAGGGATCGTTATGGTACCATATGTATCTTCGCGTGATTCTGGGTCTTCACCACTAGATATTACACCAAAGCACGATTTATCGTAGGCAACATTGCTGAGACGAACATCTGGTAAAGATTCATTTATTCGAATCGCACGATTTCCTTTATATGTGGCAAAACTCGCACTCGTGTATGTATTCTTATTTGCACATACGATGAGACCAATATAGTCATTAATATTTTCGGTCCAAACATTTTCTACAAAAGATCTATGCTGTCCAGTGAAGTCATCCAATGCAACTCCTGGATCTGATCTGATGTACATTTTGTCGTTACCATTGACATGTAAGACCCACGTGTTATTAGTCTCCAGGAAATGGTAAGCGTATCCACTGGTTCCTGAATATGTCTGGTAGTAATAATGTGTCGGACGAAACAACCTTTCTGAAGATGAACCCAAACTTACATTTCCGCCAACCTGAAGCTTATGCTGAGGACTTGATGTTCCTATACCAACATTACCACTTACATTCATATTTCCGGTTACGTTGAGTCTTGTTGGTGGTGAAATTACACCAATGTTATTGTTATTACTCTGTATACCCGTTTCAGGGGCATCATAAGGTATTATAAGTGTTGTGTACGCACCAGAATTACCAGGTGTACCCGTATTTGAACTTAAAAGGGTACCACCGTTAGAAAACGTAATGGTATAGCCTAGATTACTATTATCCGATTGATCGAATCTGTATTCAACACCTCTTTGTAATACTAAGTCGACACTTTTACCGTTTATTAAAAAGTCTCCGCTATCTACCGTTACTATAAATGAAACGTACGAAGGAGATAATTCACCGATATTAACACAATTATTACTCGTAATTTTTATAGCTGGATCACACATAAACTCATAACCATCTTCGAATATTTCGTTATTACAGTCTCTTTCTACTAATGAACCACCACTTTGTAAAACAACTTCATATCCATACATTCGTATTCTATCATTACCACCAACATCATCACCATTTTTCATGATAAGAAGTTCGGATTTATCGTTTGTACTATCTTGACCATCATATTTACGGTTAAGTATTTTACAAAACTTATCTTCGTCACCGGTTGTATCTGAAAACGTTATCATACCGCTATTTTCATAATTCGAAACGACACCGCCGCCAACTATAATATCACTTGCCGCTAAAGAACCACCAACAGATGTACTCCCTAATAGTTTTACACCGGACGCTAATTTTAAGAGTTGTTTAGTAGCACTTATACCACTCGTCGCTTCTAAGTTTGTATTTGTATTATTTTTAGATGTACACAAAATTTTGAGACCATCCAGTGACATACTCGTAGGGTACCCATACGAATTATTAAAAAATTCGCCTTCTATGTATTCTAAAGGTGTCCAGAACCTTCCGTTATAGTCGTATACGTTAAATGTTTTAGAATCTTCCTGATCATCCTTGAAAGCGGCGGATTGGAGAGCTGTGTATAACCTTTTTCCATTATACGTGAGACGAAGTAAATTACCTGCACCTTTTGAATGGTATATAGTGTTACCTATTTGATTCCATGTAGTATCATTTACCACACTTTTTTGGTATACTCGTATAGCGCCGCCATACCCATTTGCAGAATTTAAATTTTCGGTTGGTGATCCTACGGCTACTATATCTCCAGTTACAGACATGGCAACCGAAAACCCGTACGATGAATTCGATATACTATAGTATGTTAAAGGATTTATTCTTTTTAATG